GCTAATATATTGTTTTGATATTCTATGTCCCTAACATCGTGAACGTTAAGTTTTCTATTATCGTTGGAAGAGTTAGTGAAGTCTTTTATCTTTTGCATAGAAACCTCAATAACATTCTTTTGCTGTTTAATATCAGCAATAATGCTCTTTATTTCAGATTGATTGGTGTTCTTATACTTTACTCTTAGATAAAGATTTTGAGGCAAAGAATCTGGCAATGGATTGTAAATAGCATTCTCGACTTCGATTGTATAAAAAGCAGTATCGTTGTCTATTTTAACGTATTCAGCTTGTTTTTTGTCCAAATCCCAAACAAATAGGCCGTGATCCAAAGACTCAGCATGATTTTGTTGAATCAAAGATCCAGGATATCCAATAGTTTTCTCTTCGTTTAAGAATTGTGTCTTGTGTATATCTCCCAATAAAACAATATCGAACCCATCAAAGTTTTCTACTTCAACGTCGTTATTGAATAGTCCAAATCCGCCTTCAGTAGTAGTTCCATTTACAGGTCCATGGTACAAAGCAATCTTGTACTCTTCGTCTATTTGATCTGCTTTAATAAAGTTCTCGCAATCGTCGAATACAGACCAATGTGCAAACGTTCTATCTCCAATTTTGAATGCTTCTGTTTCTTTAATGTAGAGTAAGTTAGGATGGTCCAATGCATTTACGATTGGAGTTAACGCATCCATTCTTTGTGCATTGTTTAGATTAGCATCGTGATTACCAGGAATAAGTAACACGGGACCGATGTCTGCCAAGTTTTTTAGAAATGTTTGAACCTCGTTTACAAGTTCTGGAGTGACATCGGTCTTAGCGTGTACTATGTCGCCCGTCAGACAGATCAGGCTTTGCTTGTCGAAACTGTTCGCAACGTAATTGGTAAGTTTAGAGAAGACTCGTCTGTACTCGTCGTGTCTCTTGAAGTTTCGTATGTGTATGTCTGATATGTGAAAGATCCTAGAAAGGCTCTCTACGTTGTCGAAATATTTTGTCATCTTTTTAGTTCATTTTCATTCTTCTGAGCATTAATTCTCCGAATGTCAATGGTTTTGCTTTTTGTAATAATTCTGTCATGCTCGTAAATCCTAGATCAGAAGGATCTTTACCGTCTAATTCTATTAGGTAAACTTCTTTTCCAAGATTAATCAACTGTTCAGAGTAAGTAAGCGCTTCTTTGAGTGCGTCCTTATCAAGTGCCAAATATACTGTTTTTACTTGAGATTCCACAAGTTTCAACATCAGTGCCTTTGTAATACTCTTACCAAATAATGGAACAACGTTTCTTTTGATAGCAATTGCGTCGAATACGCCTTCGCAAAGTATAACCGGCACTGTCCAGTTAATATGATATTCTAGTCCTATGATTTCTGTTTTGTTTACAGATGGCGCGTCGTACTTTTGATAGGGTTCCTTTTCGAAAGACCTAGCAATAAAATAATTTACTTGACCATTTTTATCGTAAGAAGGCACAATAACTCTATTTCTATAACGACCTTCTTTGCAGTATCCAATGTTGTACTTTCTTACGTCGGACTCGTTGATGCCCCTATTTTTTAGGTAAACTGTTGCGCGACGATATTCCAATGACTTGTCGTTTTCTGTCATTGAAATGAATTCTTTTGGTAAAAATACGCGAGTTGTTTCTGTGTCTTCTATCTTAGTACGATCGCCTTTGAAGTAGCCCTTCATCTCGATCATTCTCTCTTTCTCAACTCCCAGCTTTTTAAATAAAGAAACGGGAGTTTTGCCTTTTGTAGCGGGGTGGCAGGTCCAACAGTTATATTGACCGGTAAAAATGTTAACGATCAACTTTGGTTTCTTGTGATTACAAATAGGGCAATGGAATGCGTGGTCCTTCTTATTTTTATCAGGTTTTCCCTTTCCAAGTACGGATTCTAAAAGACCTAAAACCAATTGTTCGTTCTCCATTGATCTAATATACTAAAATAATTTTGAATAAAAAAATTTAATGTTTGTTGAGCACACTTAGAACTTAAGTTTTTTATTGTCCTACAAAATAATTATTTTTAAAACCTTCTACAACAGGGGAAAACTACAGCAGACAGATGAATATAGAAAATAAAGAAACAATAAAACAGCAACTAACAGAGGAAGAACTACAGGGATTGTATGCATATCTAAGCATGCACTTTAAAGAATTAACAGAAGAACAAAAAATAATGTGGGCTAATATGATGAAAGAGTTAGACCCCGAATTTAACGATCAAGATGAATAGGATTAAAATATACACTTTACAAGGTTGTGATAAATGCACGTCATTTAAAAAAGCCTTGACTAAAAAAGGCCTAACTTACAAAGAAATTTCTTGTGAAACTAATCCAACTGAGTGCGATAAAATAGAGGCCATAACTAATACGGATAGCTACCCAATGTCTATAATAGAGGACTCGGATGGAGTAAAAGTACTGTACGTTGCTGAGAAGTATAAGGATATGGGTACGCGTCAAATAGAATCCGGTACTACAGTAATAGGCGTGTACTCGATAGATAACATGCTAGATTTGATAAATAAATATTAATATTACAATATGAGATACAAAGAATTAATAACTAAAAAATTAGGCGAATTGGTAAACATGATAATGTACCAAAGTTCGCAAATTTCCCAACTGCGTCCTCCACAAGAGTTAAAAGCGACTTTAGAAAAGATGCAAGACAAGATAAATGAAGTGCAGCACCTAATAAACACTGAACACGAATCTTAATCAAAAATAAAAGTTATGAAAAAACTAACAGAGGAACAAATCCTTGAGAACCTAGGTAAGTTCTATGGTTACATTACAAAGTACATTCCAACTGGAGACAGACAAGACAAGCTACTTGAATTGTATAAAGGCATTGAAGTTACTTTAGCTATTAGCCCAGCATCTACTAAGCTTAGTCACCACAACTGTTTTGCAGGTGGATACGTAGATCATGTTAATAGAGTTGTTGAAGCTTCTCTAGTACTAGATAAAGTATGGGAACGCTTTGGTCAGAAGAAAACTTATACTATTGAAGAATTAGTATTCTCTGCAATTAATCATGACCTTGGTAAGATGGGTACTAACGAAGAGCCTTTCTACCTTCCTAACGACTCTTCTTGGCACGTAGAAAAGCAAGGCGCTTATTTTAAGATAAACACTAACATGACTCATATGAGAGTTGCTGATAGAAGTTTGTATTACTTACAACAAGCAAACATACCGGTTACAGAGAACGAGTTTTTAGCAATCAAATTACACGATGGCCTTTACGAAGAGGCAAACAAACCTTATTACATAACATACAGCTCTGATGTTGAATTAAAATGTAACTTACCTTACATTCTTCACCAAGCCGATTTAATGGCAAGCAGAGTTGAAACACAAATTTAATTAAAATGACAGGAATAATATCAATAGTACTATGGTTTGGCACAATTTTTGGTGCAATAGTATACAATCTTTATAGAAAAAATAAAAGATTAGAAGAAATCGTACTTAATCAAAGCAGCTTCGTTAACGACACTTTAGCATTAACAGACGATTTTAACGGATTAGTAAACAAGATCGATATGACAATGTGGGTACAATCCGACCCAGAGTTATTACAACTTTTTGAAACCATAAAAGCAATCCAAGCTAGAGTTCAACAATTTACAGGAAGAAAATAAATCATGGCAGAAGAATTAATGGTTGAACCGGAACCGGATATGGGTCTTACCATCAAAGGTACTCCTAGAATAAGAAAACCAAAAACAAAAAACGTTTACTTTACTTCTGAAACTGAAGAGGCGATCTTAAGATATAGAGCTGCGTCAAATCAAGCCATTGCGAATCAGATATACAATAAAGAGATTCACTACGCGTTCTATAAATTAGCGGAAAACATTATTCATACTTTTAAATTCTATTATACAGAAGTAGATAATATAGAGGATCTTAAGTTTGAAGTAATATCTTTTCTTTTACAAAAATTGCACCTTTACGATCAATCAAAGGGCAAGGCGTATTCATATTTTGGTACCATTGCAAAGAGATACTTGATCATCTACAATCAAAAGAACTACAAAAAAATGGTTTCTAAGATACAAGTAGAGGAGATCGACAATGCTAATAGCACTCATGAAACTTTGATACTTGAGCCTGAGTCTTCTGATATTAATAGAGTCTCTGTAATAGATCAATTCATAAAGCACGTAGACGATAACTTAACTACGCTATTTGACAAAGAGGGCGAGATTAAGGTTGCTGATGCTATCTTGGAGGTATTCAAAAAGAGAGAAAACATAGACATATTCAATAAGAAAGCGCTATTCATATACATAAAAGAGATCACAGACTGTCAGTCCAACACTATTACAAAGGTGATCAAAAAGCTAAAGGTCGTGTACAAGGA